CCAATCAACTTGGCGTAACAACTGGTAGTAGCATTTATAATGCCACAGATGAATTTTACATAGCGTATATTAGTTTCCAACAAGACCCAAATTTAAATAGGGTTCGTCAAATCATCAGCAGTCTAACTACTGATAATTTTCCTGGAACTGATGTACCATTCATGAATGGTTATTATGAAAAAGATTACCAAGAGGTATTGAATTATGGTACACAACGTGAAAGATATACCTGGACATTTAAGTTAACAAGATTAGAGTTTCAATAGCCACTACTTAAGGAGAACACATAATGGCAAACGTAAGAATTACAACAAACACGACTGGTACGCAACCGATTATTCAAATCGGTTTGACAGGTGCAAATTTAGCAGACCCTAATGTCTCTATCACTATACCTTTCGTACAAGAAGTGACAATCACAAACAGTACTGGTGTTTATGCGTATACAGACTTTACCGATGTAGACCAACGTAAACTAAGTACACCTGCTGATAACAAGATTGGTACAAATATTGTTGTTGATGCTACAAGTTATTTCGGTAACGCAACAGCAACAGCAAATACTGCCGCATATCTTGGTATTGCAAGTTTATCAACCAATAAAAACAATTTAGATTTTGAAATTTATTGGAATGGTAGCAACACAGGTGCACACTACTACAAAGGTTCAGGTTTCATTACAAACTTGGCACCAAAGACAAGTCCTACACAACCTGTATGGATCACACCTTTGGAAATCGCTGTAGACGGTACATTTACAACTGGTACAGTTTAATTAATCATTGATTAGTTAAAGACAAAAGGCACTCACAAGGTGCCTTTTTTCATAATAAAGGAAAACAAATGAACGAACAAAATAGCGTATGGCTAAAAACAAATGAAGAAAAATTTAGAAGTTTAATTGCCGATGAGGCAAAGGCCATGCCCATGCTTGACAACATGATGGCAACGATTAAACAACTTAAAGCAAAACAAGCATTTAGATTGGCATTACTAAATCAACTACTTGAAGATGCCAACGACCTCGACTAAATACAATATAACAACTTAAAGGAAATTAACAAATGAAATTATCACAACTCTCCGCAAAACCCGTATTAGTACAAGTTATCTTAGATGACAAAGACATTGTAGACGAATATGGCGAATCATTAGAATTTTACACATGGGATCGTCAGCCAATGAATGTGTTTATGAAATTGGCATCAATCGACCTAAAATCAGACAGCAACGATTTACTTAGCGTTATCAAGACATTGATCCTTGATGAAGAAGGTAAAGAAGTTATTACCAATGACAACATGTTGCCTGCAAAAGTACTAATGAGAGCAATTACAAAAATTAGCGAATTGTTGGGAAAGTAACAGGCAGCACGTTTGACCCACACTCAAAGGAACTAGGCATGATTGTAACAATAGACACAATGGCTAAGCGTTATAAAATGTTGCCTAGTGAAATACTAGCAACTGCTAGTACCTATGATTTGTATGTCATGGATGCTGCCATAAGTTATCACAATTATGAGCAATATAAGGCACAACATGGTAAGGAACCAATGCCAGACTATGATGTAGATGAATTACAAGCAATGATGGATAAGGTTAAAAGTAATGGCTAGTGGACCAATAACATTTAGTATCAATCAAACTGCCCTACAAAACAAATTCAAACGAATTACTAATTTGAAGGCAGGTGTTATGCCTGACCTTTATAAATTCTTTGTTGCTGAAACTCCTGTGCGTAGTGGTAATGCCAGAAACAATACAGTATTAGACAGCAATTTACGCATACAAGCACAATACCAATATGCAGGTGTACTAGATGCGGGACGTGGTTTTCGTGATGGTCAAATGCGTGGTAGTACACAAGCACCTGATGGTATGACTAAGCCAACAACAGTTGAAGCACAACGTTTAGTTAACCAATACATTCAACAATATGGAAGAACATAATGGCACAAGACATGAATATTAGTGTTGGCCTTGATCCTACTCAAGTACTTCAAGGTCTACAAAAAATTGGTACTGAACTTAATAATATTGCCAATAAGGCTAAAGATGCATTTAATAGCATGAATGGTGGTATTACAAGTTTTACAGACAAATTTAATCCATTAAATGCCGCTGTAACAGATTTAACTGGAGCATTAGGTGCATTAGCAACAATTGGATTTGCAAAAGCCGCCGCTGAGTGGGCTAATTCAATGGATAATGTTGCTCGTTCAGTAGGCATGACTATTCCTGAATTGTTAGAATTACAAAGTGCTGTAACACAAAGTGGTGGTAATGCACAAGCCGCAAGTCGTGGTATAGAAATGTTCTATATGAAATTAGACCAAGCACGACAAGGTGGTACTCAACAACAATATGCATTTGAACGATTGGGCATAACACTTAAAGATTTGGCTACATTGGATGATAGAGACTTATTCAAGTTGACTATTCAACGTTTAGCACAAATGCCACGTGATGCCGCAAGTTCACGTATTGAAGTTGAATTGTTATCTAAAAGTTTTCGTGGTATTCCATTAGACAAAATCAATGAAGAATTAGAAAAAGCACGTGGTCAATTTGCAAACCAAGGTCCAGTTATTAGTCAAGCAAGTGAAGCATATAATAAATTGCAAGGTGATATACAAAACTTAAAAATTGCATTTTTAACATTGGCACAACCATTAATGGAAGCATTTGCAGGTACTAGTATATCAGTACAAGATTTTGTTAAAGGTCTAAAGATTGCATTAGAAGTTATTACTGGTATTATTGCTCTTAATTTTACATTAAAATTATTTGCCATGGTTGATGGATTTATGGCATTGGTAGGTGGAATACGTGCCGCAGTAATTGCCATGGAAGCATTTACAGTTGCAGAAGGTGTTGCAACTATGGGTATAAGTTCTATTTTAGGTTTAATTGCAAAATTTACAATTGCCGCAGGTGCCGCATATGGAGTAACTAGTGTTATTGGTGACCTTGATAAAAAACTAGAAGAAAATGCAGGTAAAAACAAAGAGGCAGCACAAGCCGCACAAGAAAAAGTAGATGCAGATAGAAAAGCCGCATTAGTTGGTCAAGAAGTTTATAAATCATATGATAGAATAAATGCAGGAATTGTAGCACAAACTAATGCGTTTAAGGAAAATATTCAAGCGCAAATTGATAAGTTTAATGCACAAAGCAAATATGTTGGTTTAAGTGAAGCAGAAATAGCAAAATTAAATGAAGAAATTAAAGTTCGTGAACAATTTGCTACCAAAATTAGAGACTTACAAACAAAATTAACCGAAGCACAAGCGGCGAAACCTGATAGTGACCAAGCAAAAACTGTCGATACATTAAAAAATTCAATTAAAGAATTACAAGGAAGTCAAGAACAATATGCAATAGCCGCTGGTGATGCTGCAGCCAAAGAAAAAGAAAATAACAATGAAAAACAAATGTCTTTGTTGTTAGATGACCAATTAATTAAAATATTAAAAAATATTGAAGATGTTCAAATATCAATGGATGAATTGACAATGACTAATGATGAAAAAAAATTAGCAAACATTGATAAACAAACTCAAGCATATATTGCATTAGAAAAAGAAAAACGCCGCGCACAACTTGGTCCAGATGCTGATTTATCACAAGATGCAACATTACAAAAAAATATTGATAAAATTATTAATGCACAAGATAAACTTAAAGATAAAACCAAAGAAGAAATTGCATTAAGTCGTGATTTTAGTACAGGTTGGAATGGTGCCGCTAGTCAATTTATTGCAGACGCTACAAATGCCGGGGCTATGGGTCAAAAAGCATTTAGTAGTTTTACAACTAATATAGGTAAATCAATTGATACTTTTGTACAAACAGGTAAATTTAGTTTCGGTGACTTAACAAGAAGTATTCTTCAAGATTTAGTTAAAATGGAATTACAATTTGAAGAAGCACAATTGTTTAAGATGTTAGGTCTAGATAAATCAGGAGGTGGTAGCATACTTGGTAGCATATTCAGTGGTTTAGGTTTTGCTGATGGTGGTGACCCTCCAGTTGGTAAAGCAAGTATTGTTGGTGAGAATGGTCCTGAATTGTTTGTACCAAAAACACCTGGCACTATTGTACCTAATAATGCAATGTCTGGCGGTAATAATAATTCACCAACGCCAACTGTAACACACAATTACAATTATAACATCAATGCAATTGACCAACGTAGTGTTGCACAATTCTTTGCCGAAAATCGTAAGACCATGTTAGGTACTATGCAAATGGCACAAAAAGAATTACCTTATTATAATCAATAACTTACAAGGATAAAAATGAGTACAGGACTACAAACAATCATAGACCGTTGCAATGGTATCAGAATTAACCGTCGCAAGGTCGTTGGTATACAATATACACGTAACGAAATTCCACGTGTAAGTCAAACACCAACAACCAATCCATGGAAAATAACATTAGATATGCCAAATAGTTTTCGCTATAGTGAGGCACGTGCGTTATTAGAACAACTTGATACATTAGATGCAACAACACCGCAAATTGTAAGTTTTGGTGACTTGCCTGCGCTAAGTTGGATATTCCAATATCAAGGTGATTTAACACCTGCACAACTAGCAGGCATCACAGTACAAAGTTGGGTTGGAACAACATTAACACTAACAGGATTACCTGCAGTAAATGCAAACACAGTATTGTTTCAACAAAATGATTTGATACAAATTAGCACATATCCTTATCCAACAACATCAGCCAATGTAGTATTACGTGGCACAGGTTCAACAGTAACAGTTACAACACAAAGACCAAATATCATAACAACAGGTTCTGTTGTTGGTCATGGTATTGTAGTTGGTGCAAATTGTCAATTCAATATGTTTTGTCCTAACATGCCTGTATACAAATTAACAGTTGGTGGTTACATTGGTAATCAATCTGCAGGTGTAGTAACAAACAATGCGTTGATACAATGGAGTGACACATTTAACTTGTACGAATTTACAGGGAGTGCATAATGGATATTATCCCAGCAGTAGCAGGTAATAAAACAAATGTTATCAATGCCGAATTTGTTAAATTAACAATTTACAATAACTTAACTGCCGTTGTAGCAACTGCAATTACTATTGGTCAACAATATGAAATTGTAACAGATGGCACAACAGATTGGACAACAGCAGGCGCACCTAACAATTTAACAGGTACAACATTTACAGCAACAGTAGTACCAACAGGTACAGGCACAGCATACAATGTAAACATTTATACATTTAGTAGTTCATACAATTATGAAACCATTAACAACCAAGTTTATAGTCCTCTTGGTGGTTTATTAGCAGTTGGTGTACAAAACAGAAACATTAAAGCAACAAGTGCTGATACATCAGTTAGTTTAAGTGGTATTGATGGTAATAACATTGCCATTGTGTTAGAACAAAAAATTAAGGGCAGTAAAATTGAAATTGTTAGGGGTTTCTATGATACCAGTATGCAATTAACAAGTACTGCACATAGATTTACAGGTATCATAACAAGTTATAATATTGCAGAGGATCGTCATGATTTGGTTGATACCTTTACAGTTACATTAAGTGCAAGTTCATTTCAACAAGTATTAAAAAATCGTGTGGCAGGTAGAAAAACCAATCCACAAAGTTGGAATGTATGGTTCCCAAGTGATACCAGTATGAGTAGAGTATATAGTATTGCAGGTGCATATTTTGATTGGGGAGCACCAGCATCAAGTTCAACAACAAATCCAAGTGGAAGTGCATTGACATTACAACAAGCAATACAAAGTACACCATCAAATGCGAGTTAACAAATGATTAGAAAAGCAAATAAATTTGACATACCAAGAATTTTTGAAATGCTACGTAATTATCGTGATGCAGGATCAATCAATGGCGTAAGCGATATTGATGATGAAAAAACACCAATGGTTGTTATGACACATATATTAGTTGGTGGTGGCATTGCATTAGTAGCAGAAAAAGAAAATGATATCATTGGTATGTTGTTAGCAATTAAAAGCCCAAATTTATGGGACGAAAAGAAATACATGATGTATGAAATTGCATATTGGGTAGAACCTGAACATCGCAATGGCACAGCAGGTTACAGATTGTTAAAAGAATATGTAAAATTATGTGATGAATTGGTAGATAACAATCAAATTGAAAGGTATACTATGACACAAATGAGTGGTCAAAAATTAAATTACAGTAGGTTTGGACTAAAGCCTGCAGAAGTAACTTGGAGTTCATAACATGCCAGCATTATTTGTAGCAGCCGTAGCAGCCGCAGTCGAGTGGGTAAGTGGATTAACATTAGCAAGTGTTGCAACATTTGCCGCACGTACATTATTGACCATTGGTATTGCAAAATTAATTGCAAACAAAACAGGTAGTACAGCCGCAGGTTCGAGTACAAACGCAGGAGCACGTATTCAGTTAAGTCCATCAACTGATAACAACTTACCAATCATATATGGTAGCGCATGGATCAGCCCAATCATTACAGATGCAATTATTTCAACAGACCAAAAAACAATGTGGTATGTTTGTGCATTGAGTGAAGTACCTGATAGTGCAGGTGAATTTAGTTTTGGTGATATTTATTATGATAATCGTTATTGCCAATTTGATACTACAGATAAAACCAAAGTTACTGCATTGATTAACATATCAAAAGGTAAATTACAAGAACGTACCGCAGTCGATGGTAATTTGTTTTTTTACCTATACAACAATGGTAGCAGTTCAGGTGTAAACACAAGTCAAACTGCTATTGAAGTATTACAAGATAGTGGTATACCAGTAGATTCACGTTGGTCAAGTACTGACACAATGGATAGTACTTGTTTTTTAATATTAAAAGTTGTTTATAACACAGCGGCACGATTGACAAACCTAGGTAACATACAAGTTAGACTTAAAAACAATTTGGTAGCGCCAGGCGATGTATTACTAGACTATTTTACAAGTTCACGTTATGGTTGTGGTATACCATTAACACAAGTTGATACACAAAGTTTAAGTGACCTAAATACTTATAGTAATGAATATATTGAATTTACTGCAGGATTAACCATTGCTGGTATTACAAATGATAGTCCAGCACAGGTTAAATTAAGTAGCAATGCAGGCTTTGCTGATGGTACACAAATTTATATTGCAAATGTAGTTGGTATGACACAAATCAATGGTGGACCATATTACACGCAAGGTACAATTGACCCAGCAATTATTAATTTGTTTAATGATGTTGCATTAACAAGTCCTGTCGATAGTACAGGTTATGGCACATATGTAAGTGGTGGTAATATTACAGCATTCCAACAACGATATCAAATCAATGGTCCAGTTGATACAGGTCAAAATTGTATGAATAACTTACAACAATTGACTGATGCATGTGATTGTTGGTTAAATTACAGCGAGTTAACTGGTCAATGGACAGTTGTAATTGACAAAGGTTATGACCAAGCACCAAATGCACAAACATTCAATGATTTGTTTTTAGTTGATGATAGAAATTTAGTTGGCGGTATCAATGTAAATCCATTTGATTTGAACACAACATACAATATTATGGAAGTTCAATATCCTAATACTACAATTAAGGATCAAACTGATTTCAAAACATTGTACTTAAAAGACTATCAACCAGAATTATTAAGTCCTAATGAACCACAAAACAAATTAACAATTCAGTTTCCACAAGTTAATACATACATTCAAGCAGTATATTTGGGTGTAAGACGTTTATTAGCAAGTCGTAATGATTTGGTAATCAACTTTCAATTAGACTATAGTGGTATACAACTAGATGCAGGTGATGTAATTCGTGTGACATTATCACAATATGGTTGGGACCAAGTATTATTCCGTGTAACACAAGTACAAGAAGCCAAGGCAGATAGTGGTAACTTAGGTGCAATCATTACAGCAGTAGAGTACAATGAGGCTGTTTATGCTGATGAGGCAATAGAAAATTATGCACCTATTGCTAACTTAGGATTAACTGATCCAAGTTTTATTGGTAAGCCAGGTACACCTGTTATTTCAACAGCCCCATTAGCAAATGGTACAGTCGCAGGTTTTTATGTAACTAGTACAGTTCCTATTACAACTGATCCAACAAATCCTGCAGGTACTGTGTTGGCGTTAGATTTTATGTACTCTACTTCAGAAACACCTGTAAGTGCATATAGACTTTATACAAGTGTAACCAACCCAGACCAAAGTCCTTTAACACCTGGAGCAACTGAAACCATCCACGTGGTTAATTTACCACCAGGTTCATATTATTGGAGAACAGTTGCAAGAAATAATTTAGCAGGTACAAGTAGCGATCCTAGTCTTGCATATGCATGGAATGGACCAAATGTAACTCAATATGATCCCGCTACAAATCAAGGTGGTTTAAGTATTAATAATATGGCACCTGGAGCGGCTGGATTTTATCAACGCACTCGTTATGATCCAAGAACAATTCAAGTTGGAAATGTAGTAACCATACAAAATGTAACTTCAACATCAACACGAAATATACCATTAATATATACTGGTAATACATATGCGGCAAATGTATTGAATACATATTATTCTGGTACGTGGCCATATGCATCATCGAATCCCGGTAATTTAGGATTTTATGTACCTGCCGCGGCCCAAGATCCAAATATAACTGAAAGTGAGCAGGGGTGGTATAAAGTAATTTATAATGATTTATCAAGCGACACTTTGAATCCAACCGAATGGGCTATAGTATCAGGATACGTAAATTTAAGTACTGATACTGCAAATACAGAAGTACAACTTGTTAGATATTCAATATTTGCAACCACACCTACAGTAATAAATCCACAAATGAGAACATTACAAAATGTAATTATTCCCAAAGTAGCACCATTTATGAATATGGTAACACTTGAAGATGGATTCACTGGTGCAACAACTAGTCCTGGTAGTATTAAAGAAATTGGATATTTAATGAGAAATATTACTAGTGGTACTAACGTAACTGCCGTAGCGGCTGCATTGACCACAAAACAAAACAAATAAACACTAAATACAAATAAGGAAAAAACAAATTATGGATCTACTTAAAATCAAATATTGGACTCAAAAAGCATGTGCAAAACGCAGAAATATTTCTTTCAAATTAACATTCAATGAATGGTGGGATATTTGGCAACAATCAGGCAAATGGAATGAACGAGGATGCAAAAAAGGACAATATGTTATGAGTAGATATAATGATACTGGTGCATATGAAATAGGAAATGTTTTTATTCAACAACATGGAATTAATATATCACAAGCACAGCAAGGAAGAACCCGAACTGACTTTAGTATTATTATGAAAAATAAATGGAATTCGTTTAGAGTCCAAAAACAATTACAGGAGATTTAAGGTGAGTTTACTATTAAACGGCGCAAAAACAGTTACAATTGCAGGTACAGTAATGCAATGTGTAGAAATATACACAGGTGAAGCATATACTATGCCATTCAGTTTTACTGATAGTACAGGTAATGCTGTAAACTGCAATGGTTGGACATTAGGTACTAGTGCCAAATTTTATACTGCTGATAATATAAATTATAGTATTAGTAACAATTCAATAATAATTGGTAATTTAACATTAGATACACCTCAACCAAGTACTGGATCTGGAACATATAGTGCTAATTTAACTGCAACATTTACATCAGCAAACACAGGCGTTGGATATTTATATGTACCAAGTAATTTAACAGGTGGAACAGGTAGTCCAAACGCTACTCCTGTAATTACATTAGCAAATAGTACAGCAAATACTCATATTGTTGTTGTTTCCATGAGTGTTACAAGAACAGATCCTATTAGTTCAAAACAAGATATTAGCAGAGAGCCAATCGGTATCATTGTAAGGTATCAATAATGAGCGATATTAACTTAAATTTTACTGTACCTAATAATAACATTAATTTTACGGTACAGCCTAATGATATTATTATTACACAAACGCCAATAGAATTAGCGTTTTATCCTCCTCCAACAAGTCAATTAACAGCAACATCATTAAATGCCAATATTACTAATGTACACATTAGTGGTGGAATTAATGGATATGTATTACAAACTGATGGTAGAGGAAACTTAAATTGGACTGCACAAACAGGTGGAGGTGGCGGAGGTAATGGCACTCCTGGTGGTAGTAATACTGACGTTCAATTTAATGATGCAGGTAGTTTTGGAGGTAACGTAGGTTTTACATTTAATAAGGTAACTGGAGACTTAAATGTACCAGGTAACATTATTGGTAATATAGCCAATGCTAATTATGCTAACTTTGCAGGTTCAGCAATAAGCGCAGATACAGCAACATATGCAAATGATGCAGGTAATGCCAATATTGCCAATATTGCCAATATTGCCAATACTGCTAACCTAGCCACATATGCTACAACAGCAAATAGTGTAGCAGGTGCAAATGTTAGTGGTCAAGTAGGTAACGCTTTAATTTCTAGTACAGTATATTCAAATGCTCAACCAAATATTACTAGTGTTGGTACATTAACATCTCTTGATGTTACAGGCAATTTAAGTGCTGGTAATTTTAATATTGGTGGATTACATGCAAGTGCGCTTTATCTTAATAGTCCAGGCGGATATATATTTTTTAATGCTGGTACAATTGCTATTAATAGTGGTAATAGTGGATATTTAAGTAATAGTCAAGTATTGATTAACAGTGGTAATGTTGGAAATAATCCATATTCTATTAGTATAGGTACATTTTCATATAGTGCAAATGTACAAACATATGGCATACAAATGGGTTTGGAAGCAACAGCCAATGCAAATTCAATTGCAATTGGAGCACATTCAGGATCAGGTAGAGCCCTTCGTGGAGTATTTTTAGGTAATAGTGCCATAAACAATAATGGACAAAATTTTGTTCAAGGAACTATTGCTATTGGTGATACTTCTGGTGGTAATATTGGTGGTGATGGTATTGTAATTGGACATAATACTTTAGGTAATCACTTAGATAATTCTATTGCAATTGGTGCCAACGCAGGTATTAACCAAAATTATAGTGCTATAGCGTTAGGTGCATATGCCGCATATGGTAATGCAGGTGCTAATACTCAAGGTGCAAATTCAATTGCAATTGGATACTCAGCAGGTTATACTATTGCACATGCAAATACTATTATTTTTAATGCAACTGGTAGTGATTTAAGTTCTACTCAAGCCGATAGTTTGTTTGTAAAACCAATACGTGACGTAACAGGAAATTCTTCATTTACAAAAACATTAAAATATAATCCAACAACAGGCGAAATTGGTTTTATCTAAATAGCATAAATACAATATCACAAACACTTCACACTTGCGAGACAGCACAGTGGAGTCAGATGCGAGATTTGCAAAGGAAAACAAATGGCAAGATTTACACAGGCTACTTTGAATCAAGTGGCGGGCTTTGACGCACAAGTATTAGCACAGAACCTAATATACAACCAAAAAGACTTTTGGAATTTCAATTGGTCAACAATTGTTAGTTATGCAGGTGGATGGACAGCAAACACAATACCTGTTGACTTAACTGGTGCCACAATCGATGCTCAAATCATACGCAGAGCAATTACAAACTTTAGTGATAGCAGAACAGGATATGATTTTCAAATCAATGATTATCCACTAGTATCACAAGTTGCTGTAGTATCACAAACATCAAGTAGCGACAATACATTTACATGCGATACAACAGCATTGTTATATACAGGTAAGCCAATACAATTCACAGGTGCTGTGTTTGGTGGTGTAGCAATCAACACAACATATTATGTAAAAACAATAGTTACAAACACAACATTTACCATATCAACAACCAGTGGTGGTGCTACTTTTACGCCAACAACAGGTACAGGTACTATGGTTGCTAACACAATCAAGCCCACTCCAGTTACATTACCAATTACAAATCGTCAAGACACTAAAGGTACGTTTACCATGACTATTGACGATGCAACATGGGGTATCATTGCAGGTGATCCAGACTTAAATATCAATGCAACTGATCCAGCATGTTATACAGGTCGTATAAAAATCAGTTTTCCTGCAATAGGCAGTCAACCTGCATATGACGAAGCAGTATTTTTACTATTCTTGGTAAATAGTGATGGAGTTGTAAATTATGGCTAATCAAGTAATTGTTACAAAAGACCATACTGTACAAATTAGTGTTGAACCAACACCCCAAGTACAAGTAAGTTATAGTCGTGCAGCCATTTCAACAGTAACCAATGTAGAAACTGCCAATTATGCAAATTTTGCAGGCAATGTTGTTAACAGTAATCAACCAAACATTACAAACGTTGGTACATTAGGTAATCTTACTGTAAGTAGCAATGCAACAATTGGTAATTTACAAGTTCTTGGTAATTTGCAAGTTGGTAATTTGTTTGCCAATAATGCTAACTATGCAAACTTTGCAGGTCAAGCATTCAATGTCAATGCTGCCAATATCACGGGTACTGTTGCAAATTCAAATTATAGTGCATATGCAGGTCAAGCAAATACTGCTAACCTAGCAACGTTTGCAACTACAGCAAATACTGTAGCAGGTGCTAATGTAACAGGTGTAGTTGGTAACGCTAATCATGCAAGTTATGCTAATTTAGCCAATACAGCAAACAGCGTAAATGTATCAAACGTAGTTGGTATTGGTAACATTGCAACTACAAACTATGATGGTAATGCAAATCATGTGTTATATGGTAATGGTGGTTTTTATGCTTTGCCAACAATCAGTAACGTAGCCAATGCTAATTATGCAAACTTTGCTGGACAAGTAGTTAATAATACACAAAGCAATATAACAACAGTTGGTACATTGACAAATGTTAATACCAGTGGTGGTTTATCATTTACACAAAACAATGCATTAATATATACTAGTGGTACAGTATTGAATATTACTTCTAATAACCTAAATGATGTAACAGGTGTGTATTTAGATAGTGCAACTGATGCGGCATTGTATGCATATAATAATGTTGTTATACAATCAAATAGTTCAGGTACAACGCATGATTGGACTTTTGGTGTTGATGGTAATTTGTCAACACCAGGTAACATTGGTATGGGTGGTGGTGTTATTCGTGACTTAAACAATAGTGGTTTAGAATTAAGTTCAAGTAATCGTGTAACAATGAATCATGATGATGTTGACCAAGTAACTGCAAGTAGTAGTGGTATTGATGCAATTACCAGAGAAGGTAATGTAACACTACAAACTTATTATAATAATTATATTTGGAACTTTGATAATACAGGTAACACACAATTTCCAGCAAACTCAATTGGTAATTTAGGTTATGTTGTCAATGCCAATTATTTTGTTGGTGATGGTAGTAATTTAAGCAATATCACAGCAGGTAATATCAGTGGTACAGTTGCCAATGCAAATTATAGTTTATATTCAAATATAGCAAACACAGCCAATTTAGCGACTTTTGCAACTACAGCCAACTCGGTAGCAGGTGCTAACGTATCAGGACAAGTAGCGAACGCTAACTACGCCTTATATTCGAATATTGCAAATAGTGCAAACTCAGTAGCAGGTGCCAATGTAAGTGGTACTGTTGCTAATGCCAATTATTCGGCATTTAGTAATGTTGCAAATACAGCCAATAGTGTAGCAGGTGCCAATGTAAGTGGTACTGTTGCTAATGCCAATTATTCGGCATTTAGTAATGTTGCAAATAGTGCAAACTCAGTAGCAGGTAGTAATGTAAGTGGTACTGTTGCTAATGCAAATTATGCGGCATATGCAGGTAATGTAACTATTGCAAGTCAAGGTAATATTACAACTGTTGGTAATTTATTAACATTAAATGTTATCAATGCAACAAGCAACAGCACACAATTTTTGTTTAGTCCAAATGGAACTAACGTAGGTGTTGCAGGTCAAAACACAGCAAGTTTTATTATCAATCAATTTACCACACAAGGTGGTGTTGGTAATCAAGTACTAAACATGCAATTTAATGCGGCACGTGGTAACATAACCAATCCAGCAAACGTTGCAAACTCAGATTATATTGGTAGTATGAGTTGGAACTCATACAATGGTAACACATATGTAAGAAATGCACGTATTACTGTACTTGCACCACAAGGCGGTGATTCATCATTATCAAATGCAAACGTTGCATGGAGTGCAGGTAGTTTCTTTATTAACACAGGTAATCCATTTGGTAATGTAACAAGTAACACAGCAAGTAGTTCACAAAACATATTGCAATTTAATAGATATGGTTCATTGTTAGTAAATCCAGGTGCACCAGGACCAAACGCGGCTGCACAAACTTCATTGACATTAATTAGTTATGGTGCAAATACTGATGGTGCAGGTAGTGTAACTAATCGTATATTATTTCAACGTGCTAGAGGCAATCGTGATAGCAATCAATCAGTACAAAATGGTGATGGCATAGGTGGTTTTTATGCTCAAGCATATGGTAATGGTGCTTTTAGTACTGTTGGTGGTGCTAGTATGTATGTACAAGTTGATACTACATTTGGTAACATAACAGCAAACTTTGTACCAATGGTAATGGCCTTTACTGTGGGATCAAGCAATGGTACTCAATATACTACAAGTTTTAGACCTGATGGTAATATATTATTCCCAGGTGGTAATAGTACACTTTTAGTTAATAGTTTGAACATAGGTGCAGTTGGTGGTAACAATCCTTTATTAAAAGTATCAGGATATACAGCAGCCAATTTACGTGCTATTACAGGTAGCGTTGGACAAATGGCAGCAGTTTTTGACAGTTCTCAAGGATCCAATCCAAATGGCATGATAGCATTTTGGGACACAACAAACTCACGATGGAGTTATATACACGATAATAGTGCGGTGTAAGAAAAATGTACATGTTAGAATCAATAATACTATTCATAAAAAGTTTACCCGCGTGGTTAGGACACGTGGTAGAAATACTATTTGTTGCAGTTGTATTCATGACCGCAATAACTTTCCTCGCTGGTGTATGGTGTGGATTACGAATAATTGGTCAACGCAGTAAAAGTATTAAAGAAATTGGTTTTTTCCCACCAAAAATCATATTTTCAGAAAACGAAAATGAATAAATAAACATGTTAGACTGTACATTTTTAGATATTCCTTTTTCTGTTCCTATTGCATACTTGTGAGCGCCACTCACATGGAACATGTACAGTCTAACCTTTTTAAGAGAACAATATGGACAAAATTATAGAAGCAATGAAAATTGTGTTTGCAACACATTTTCAGTATTACGTTAAATCACATGGTTATCATGTAAATTTAGTTGGTCCTAATTTTTATCAATATCATAAACTATTACAAAAAGTTTATGTAGATGCACAAGAAAACATCGACAAAATGGCAGAAGAAATCAGAACACTTGATGCCATTGTACCATTTAACATGACACGTATTTGCGAATTAAGCGAAATTAGTGATGCCACAGACACACCAAATGTCATGGTCATGATTAAAGAATTATTAGAAGACACCGAAACATTATGCGAAGTTATCCGCACAGCAAGACAATTGTGTGAAGATAATAGTTGCTATGGATTAATGAATTACCTAGAAGAACGCCTTGACATACACTATCGTTATCAATGGATGTTGCGTAGTACACTAGAATAAAAAAAGCCCCAATTAAGGGGCTTTTTTATTTGTTGATTGTTCGTAACATACTATTCATAACACGCACTTGGTCACGTTGGTCCATTTGTACAGTACCACAAGCGGTCAATAACAGGACACTTGCAAGTACTAGTATTTTCATACAGTTTTCTAATCCTCAAGATATGCCTCGATGCGGTCTTGCAAAAGACTTGTAAAAATAGACAAGTCATTGCAATAATCAAGAGCCGATTCAGGACTACAATCAATACTACAATCAATTTCATTTGACAAAAGTTGAATGTGTTTGACTATATCGTTAATAGACATTTTGTCAAGTATAGTTGGTGAATAACTCATAAAAAACTCCTAGTTGTTGAAAGAAAACATAGTATAGCACAGGCCTGATTTATCGTCAAATCTGTGCTGTTGTATTATTGCAACACTTTGTTTTTACGCATAGCAATCAAACGATTGTATGCGACCAAACAACTGATGCGTGTATTGAAAAAATCAATATCAACTAAATCACCAATTTCTTCTACAAAAGTCTCAACTTTTTTGTTAGAATGTGTTGCTTTAATAACAACCAATTTGTGATTTTCTAACATATCACCTGATGTTTCTTGCAAGTCAAAAGATAATTTCATAAAAACTCCTAGTTGTTGATTTGATATACGTAGTATAGCACAGACTTGATTATTCGTCAAATCTGCGCTGTTGTATTAATGAGACATATTTTTAGCAATAATTTCAAGTGCATCAGCAATGCGTGTTAATTGCCACTGAATTCCATGAAGTTCATCACCAATACTTTCACCAAAACTGTTTTTGTTTGGTGACAATATTGCTTGTTCAATATTGCTAAGTTCGCCTACTACATCTTGTAGTGTGTATTCTGTGTCGCTCATAAAAAACTCCTAGTTGTTGAAAGAAAAGATAGTATAGCAAAAAACTGATTTATTGTCTGTTGTATTTTTACAACAAATGACCAAAACAAATTTACCCAAAAAGCATAGAAAAAAGTTTAGTTTTTGTGTATTATAACTAAATAATATTGTAAAACGTTAGTGGACATTTCGTTTTATATACTATCCTAGTCGTCTCCGAGGTACCCCATGATTGCACATGGGGCCTCTTCTTTGCAATAGAATGACGATTAGAACTCGACTAAAGGATAACATGAGAATAAATTTAATTGTACCATATAGTGAACATGAACTCGCAAAAAAACGCGGGGCTAAATGGGACATTTCAAAAAAGACTTGGTATGTAGAAAATCCACCAAGACTTGATGTATTCATTCAATGGATACCTGAAAAATTACTGAGACCAACTCAAGACAAACCTATTAAAAAACCACAATTCAAAGTGGTACAACCTAGAACACCTAGGAAAAAACGTTAATTGACTAATAAGTTTACTGTGTACTTTGAAACACAGCGAGATCCCGTTCTGATGTGTGACGGTTGCGATATGAAGTCAACATAGATTTTACAAGTCTACCCCTCGCCTAGTAGGGATGCCTTAAAGTGTTGTAAACCACTGTTAACAATAACTTACTTGTAATCTTAATGGTAAAAGATATAGTAATATACTTAAAAGAATGCCGAGTCATAGTAATAGCGATAGAGGGCTCGGGCTGATTATGTAGACCCCAATGTTTCGTCTACATAGTATACAGCGAATACGGTAATTCCTCGTAAGAGTTTGTGAGATATAGTCAATCCTCCACAGTAATATTAAGAAACATTGTCGCACCCGATTAGGGCCTCAGAAGATAACTTTTGGTGAGTAGGTTTAATTATCTACTCGCCTATGCCTAGAAGATGAGTATACCTAATATAAAAAAATAAATGTGCAATACTACCGAATGAATTAGGTTTACCTAATTCATGAGGTGTGTCTCTGTAGGAGACACTTAAAGTTGACTAAATACAAGATAACAAGGACATTATTATGTGTATAGCCGCAGTAAAATACTTCTACGACATAGGTTGGGTTGGAGTAAAAAATAGAGATAGGAACTATGTTCCAGAAATCAATTTTGAAATCAATAAACAAGGACCAATTCCCCGACTGTTGTTTCATGACGATTTTACGGGATACATGGAGGGATTAAACGTCAATGGCATAGGTATATTAGGTACCAGTTTAATGAATGCAGATGATGAGATTGAAATCACAAGACCAAGTACAGATAATCCTGATGGAGAAAAGATAAAATCAGCACTAAACGAAAAAACAGTAGAGAAAGTAGCACAGGCATGTATAGATGAGGAACTAACAGGTTGTACATTTATATTTGATATGGAACGTTGTTTTCTCATAGAGGCATGTATTCGTGACAACAAATACATCTATGACATGGAAGAAATCAAAAAGAATAAACCTACAGCAAGAACAAATCATGGCATATATTTACCATGGGCTGGTTATCAAAAAGGCGTAACCAAAAAAGAAGATTTAAGTAGAGAAAGTAGCGAATCAAGACTTAAACAAGCAATGAGTGTATTAAAACTTGCAAAAACACCGCAAGAATTGATTGATGGTCTTACCATGCAACCAAATCACAAAAACAGTCAAATGAATGCATTACGCATGACACAAGGTGCCAAGAAAATGCGTACCACAGCGCAAGAAATGATTATACCAATCGAACAAACATTTTACTTACGTCCTGTACAAAGTAAATTGGAAATTGACTTTTGGAAAATAAATCAAGACCCTACTCCGTTATGGGTAGAGATATTAAGCAATCGCACATTGTATAAAAAGCCCAAAACAGGCTTAGATTAACCATAACATTCGCAATCAAAGTATTTTTATTCTATAATGTATTTGTATAAATAACATTATAGGAATAAATTATGTCGATTAGAATCATTAAATACGTACCAAAAGTTACCAATGCCAAAACACAATATGTTGACATTGATAGTAACGATTTGTTATGGTTGCAAAGTGAACTTATCAGATACCTAAGCACAATGGGTGAACTTGATGGTCATAGAAACAATGACATCAGACAGGTACTAAAACAATGGTGGTACAAACGAACAAGTATGTTACCAAAAGGTGCAAATGGACAGAACAGTCCACTTACCTTTGTCAGTGGCATACTCAACAACATCATGTGGGGTACACAGAGAAATTTAAGTATCACACAAATGGAAAGTCTAGAATACATCAGCAATATGATGTGTAAATTTTTAGAAGCAATACACGAACTCAATGTAACACCTACAAATGAATACAACAGTAGTTTTGTGTTTCAATCAAGCATATTACCAATCAAGTTATGAAAAAATGGCATCGTTGGCATCGTTATGTAAACGAAATAAAGATAATTAAAAATTTTCCAATTGACGAAACACCTATAGGTTGGATTAGGGGCACAGGAACTGTAAAACCCGAAACACTAAATAAACTTATAGCCAGTAATCATAAAAATTGGAAAGGTATTCCAAAAAGCCCTGAACAAAAACAAAAAATGAGTTTGGCTAAACTTGGAAAACCTAAAAGTGAACAACACAAACAAAGTCTTAAAAAAGCGTGGCAGGCCCGCAAAAGCACAAACTGTGAGCAAATTAAATCCACAGCAATTAATCAGTAGTTTAGTGAATATCAATAGTAGCCTTGTGTTTAATTATAAAAAAACAGATACACATAATTGGCATGTAGTTGGTTATGTGTGTAGAGTGTGTAATGGAGTTTTTGTAACATACAACAGATTACAAAAACATCAAAACACTAAATGTCTTATAAATACAATATCGGAGGAATAACATGCCAATACACCGCATAGTACAGAACGGAAAAACATATTATCGTTATGGCGACACTGGTAAAATGTATACCAATCGCATGGATGCTGAACGTCAAGCGGCGGCAATACATGCCGCAGGATATCGTGAACCAATGAAACAAAATAAACCAATGAAAGACAAGAGTAGCAAATGAACTTATACAAACTAGAACGCAGAGAAGACAACAATATATGGGTCAACATACAACCACTTATGGCTGACATACAAAAGCATTTTGACAATTTGCATGACATGGACACAAGTGAGTTTACACAACAAGACCGTGAATTACTAGACTTAAAGATTGTTGGACTAAGAGCAATATATGAATTTTTAGGTGCATTAAAATTAGAACACGAATTAAAAGAGTTACGTGACAATGAAGAAATTCAACGTCAAATCAATGAAGGCACAAAATTAATGGAAAAGGTATTACACTAAAATGAGTACTCCAAAAAATTATAAAACATTGCTTGATAGACCTGCTACTCACAATATAAAAAATTTTGACAGAATGGTTGTCGAACTTGGCAAGTACATGAATGAGTGGGAAATGGATCAATGCTTAGAATTCATGAACACAGTTGCAGATAGCAAGTGGGATATTAATCCATCAGTAGAGGATTGTAAAACACAACTGCAAATCATGCTTGGCAAAGACAATGTTAATGAAATGATTAGATTGTGGTCAATGGAAAATCAAAATTTATTAACAGTATTTGGTGAATTAAAATATATGCGTGTAGATGGTAGTGATAAAACAGCATATGATGGATTAGATCCAACTGACAATCCAAATGATTTTATAAAGGTATATCTATGAAATGGTTTAAGAGTTTATGGTTCAATATGCGTAAGACTAACAACTTACCTGGCAACGAAGTATTGATTCCTATGAAAGAAACACCACCTATTGCAGAAAAACAAAACGACACTACAACAAAACAGGCCCCTGCAAAAAAACGTGGTAGAAAAAAGAAAGAGGTACAAAATGAAATTGCCCCAACAGACATTGCGTGACAGATTAAACAATCCTGGTATCATACGTACCTATCGTCACATGATACAAAACAGTCCCACAGACATTGTTGAAGAATTAAGAAAAAACCTCAATGACAATTGTGAGAACCATCCAAAACTAGAATTATTAGAGCAAGATTTTGTTGCAAGGTTAGGAAAATAATTATGCAAGAAGCCGCACTATTGAAAAATAATCAGAAAAAATCAAACGTTGGTGGAAAAAGACCCGGCGCTGGTAGAAAAAAAGGTTCAACACAAAAATTAAGTGGTGTTGAATTATTAGTTGCTATACATAAGGCAACAGGCAAGCCATTCTCAGACAACGTTGCAGAACACTATCACAGAGCAGTACAAGCAAAAGAATGGAGTGAAGTGCGTGACTATGAAAAGTTTATTATTGCCAAAGTAATTAGCGATACAAAAGAAGTTGATATTACAAGCAATGGCGAAACAGTTGGTGCAACATTTACATTTCCTAAAGTAGAATTAAGTGACTGGAACGAATGAGACAAGTCAATGTCCCACTCTATGGCGAACAACAAACTATATTAAATGATTGGCTTAACACAGACAAACATTGTATAGATATTGTTCCTGTTGGTAGTGGTAAAACATTTTTAGCAAGTATTGCATTGCCTATATTTGCAACCAATGAAGTATTTCACAAAGGTAAGGATATCATTTATAGTGCACCAACAGGTGCCATGATTAAATCATTGATTTGGGAACCACTTAAAAAGTCCTGCATAGAATACTTTAACTTAAAAGAAGGTAGCGATATCAACAATAGTGAACTTACCATTAAGTTTCCAAATGGTGTGTTCATTCGTTGCAAAAGCGCAGAACAGCGTGAGAATTTGCGAGGCTTAAACGTAGGCATGTGGATTGCAGACGAAGCCGCACTATATACACGTGATACATTACAAGAGATTACCAATCGATTGAGACCTAAAGTTGGTCAGCCTGATACTGCAGGTAGATTGATTGTTATCAGTACACCAAATGGTGCAGGTCCTCTTTATGAATTGTTTAACTTAGCCAAAGAAAATCCTGAAAAATATATTGTTAGACATTACAACTACTTGGAAATGCGTAGTGGTAACTTAAAATTCATTAACGAACAAAAACGCATTATTAGTCCCTTGAAGTTTGGTCAAGACTATATGTGCCAATGGGAAAGTGTAGCAGACATGTTTTTCTATACATGGGACAAAACAAAATATTGTGATAACGTTAATGATAGAGGTACTGATTTGTACACATTTCAGGATTTTAATAAAAGAGTTATGTGTGCCGTTGTTGCACAGGTTACCAATCCAGGTGATATCAATGGTAAAATTGAAATCATTAAAAGTTATGCCATACCTGATTGCAGTACAGAAGGTATAGCACAAGCAATACGACTAGACTTTCCCAAGCGTAGAATCAACAGTATTATTGACATGAGTGGTGGACAAGTTAACCGTGATACCACAAGTGCGTTTGGTGTAACTGATAAAACTATTTTAGAAAAATATGGTTTTACAATTGTTAATAATCGTAAAAGCAATCCATTGATTAGTGACACAGACAACACAAGCAATGCGTTTATTGCAAGAGGTGGATTGATTGTAAAACCTGATGACAAGTTTTTACTAGAGGCATTATCAACATATCACTTTGAAGATGCCACTAGAAAACGTTTGGTAAAGTATACCGAACAAAAGTATGCACACATTGACGGTCTTGGTGATTGCATACGTTATGGCATACATCATTTGTTCCCAATAACACATGACAGCATAGGAATGCCTGAGTACATTGGTATGGATCCAGCATATCAACAAGCATCAATGCCTGGCAGACAATATTTACCTGATAGTCCTCTATATCCAGGTGGACCAAGTTGGGAAGAAATCATGAATGGCAATCAAGAACAAGACTATCAAATATGGCAATAAAGGAATATCAAATGACTAGATATATAGGTGACACAACAAGGTCTATGATTGATAGACTTACAGATAAAATAACAATTAACCAAAACACAGATTGTTGGGAATGGCAAGCAGGCAAAAACAATTTAGGTTATGGTTTAATACGTGATGATAAAAAAATGCGATTGGCACATCGTGTAAGTTATGAAGAACATATAGGTTCTATACCATACAACATGTGTGTTTGTCATACGTGTGATAATCCTAAGTGTATCAATCCAAAACACTTATGGTTAGGCACAAGAAAACAAAATGCACAAGACATGATGAAAAAAGGTCGTCATAGGTTATTTGGATGGGTACCAGGTACTCCAGGCGTACGTACAGGTGCTAAATTTCATAAACTATATTGCATACATTGCAATAGAGATATAGCAGCCAATACATATGCAAGATTTCATGGGGATAAGTGCAAACTAAAGCCCTAGCATAAATACAATATCATTATGAACATATATAAACAGCGATATTTTGAACAAAAACAAGCCGCGAGACAGCGCGGTATTTCATTTGAATTAACATTTGACCAATGGTTTGCAATTTGGCAAGACTCTGGTAAATGGGAATTAAGGGGTAGAGGTAAAGGATCATATGTTATGAGCCGTATAGGCGACGTAGGTCCTTATGCAATTGATAATGTTTATATTAATAGTCAAGAGCAAAATGCAAGTGAAGGTTCTTCACGTGCTAAATCAGTTGAACATCGTAATGCAATTTCTAAAGCATTGAATGGAAAAAAGAAAAATTTAGATGCAGTTATAAAAAATGCCCAAGCACAATTGATGAGACCAAAATACATGTGCCAACATTGCGATAAAACAATTAGTGGTGCTGGTAATTTGAAACAACATATTGCTAGTAAGCATAAGGAAACACAATGAAAAACACAGAATTATTAAAAAGAAATTCAGTATACTCAGCCATCTATCAGCAGATGCTAGGTTTCCAGTCAGCATATCTTGGTGGCTATATATTCAAACAAGATGTACGTAAAAAGCGTCCAAGCGAAGATAGTATTCTTTGGAATGACTTAATGAAAAACACAGTGGCACAACCTGTTTGCCGTTATATTGTTGACACCATCAATGACGTATTGTTCGAGCCAGGCATTAAACGCAATCTAAGATTTGCAACACCAACAGGTCAGTATATCGATCCTAAGAATTGTGATTGGGTAGAATTGTTTGTTAACGATGCTGACCTACAAACACGTGGCTTAACAAGTTTCATGGAACAAGTTGGTGACTTAACAAGTATCTTTGGTCATTGTTGGGTAGCAGTTGACATGCCACAAGAAAGTGAAGGCAACTTAGGTAGGCCTTACTGTTGTGCAGTTAGCCCATTAGATGTATGGGATTGGTGTTTTGATTGGTATGGTGGTAGACCAATACTAGAATACGTTAAAATC